ATGGCCGACCAATTCAACGTCAGCCTGATCCCTTCTGTTAGCTCCCGTCCTACCGCCAACCTGAAACTCATCAGGCGTCTCGGCAAAATCTATATACCTAATCTCATCGTCATACTGCACCACAAAAAAGCTAGGCACCTTGGTCTGGTCAGATAGCTGATTGGCCTTGGCTCGTTTGTTCACTGAAAAAATAATGGTCGGGTATGTTTCGGCCTTAACATTCCTAACCCTGATCTCAGCTAGGGCCACAAGTTTATTGCTCCGTATCAATGCAAAGTCGAGCCGATAGCTCAGGGGTAACTTCAAGTAGTCGCAGTTCCATTTTTCTGCGGCAGTGTGCATCACCTTAGCCTCGCGACTGAGGTCAGCCTCTGTTTCGTAAAGAGGTCTTGCCATGTCTCTCTGCCTTTTTGTCTTTATTCCAAATGGTTTGAACGCCTAGCTTAACCAAGTCCTTTGCGAACGCTGGGTGAGCGTCATCGGGAATACTGTCTATCGCTGCCCTGCGCTCCTCCTTTGTCTTAAGGTTTAGGATGTTGCTTGGCAGCAGGTAGATCAGTGTAGATTTTGCTAAGTCATGCATCTCTGCGGGCATACTCCCCTCTATGTACATCAGGCACTGGGGGTAGTAAGTTTTTTCCGCCGCATTTTTCATAATCACTCTAAACAGATCTGGCTTCATGAAAACTTCAGCAGTTCACGCATCAGCATGATGCCTGTCTCGTAATCCACCGTTGCGGTGTCTGAAATATACTGATCACCCATCAAGTCACCCAGCCGAAAGACAAACTTTATAGGCTGGCGATCATACTTATAGATCAGCACTGGAATATAACTATCTCCCGCAGATGTCAGCGTCTGCTCCCACCAGTCATCTTTGTGCCAGTGGCCAGAGGCATAGCGCTTGGCCTCGATCATCAAGTTGTTAAACTCAATGTCAGCCTTACCGGCGACCTGATACTGGTCGAGATTTCTTTTTAAGTGATCAGCGCATGAGCCGAACTCATCCTGAAACCGTTTGATCAGCTCACGCTCAAAGGCGTGGCCTTTTGCTCTGCCATTAATCATTGCGGGGGTCATCTCCCATGCTAAAGCGGGTGTACCAAATGCTTTTCATTTTGTCCTGATCGGCACTGTTGTCCGCCTTATTACCTTGTCGCCACTGGTACTTAAAGGATGTGATCTCAGCCCACTCCTCCACCCGCTGCTTGCCATAAAGCTGGGTCATAACATCAATACACTCAATGCCATCTGCTTGAACGTAATGGCTAGGCTTAAATACATTCTCTTGGAGGGTGTCGCCACTTTTATCCCATGCCTCCAAACCAGTCTTGGGCGATGGTTCTTCACCTGTATCCCTTGGCACTATGGCGGGATGCTCGTCACTCAACCTGTTCCAATCCTCAGGGGTTGCCGAGTTAATCCCACTGTAACCTTTCTCTCGACCAGTCAAGCAGTGACTGTTCTGTTCCGTACCTTTTTTCAAATCTGTTTTTGCTAGGGTGTCTCGATGTGAATAGCGCATTATCAGAGCCTTCTCTATGGTGTTGGTAGCAAAGCGGGATCGACTGCAAATGGCAGCCCTCCTTAACCTTGCCGTTCAAATGATGTATTTCGGGTGGGCTAAATACTCCCATCTCCCTGAAGCAGATAACGCATCCCATCTCTGTGATTGCAGCTATCCACCGCCTCTCCTCAGCCGTCGCAGTTCTACTCTTCACGGAGTGTAGGCTTATCAGCAACCGTGCCATGGCCGTGCAGATAGTCCACCGAAACACCGAAGTAGCCTGCAATTTTCCGCGTCACTTCATAGTTTGGGGATTTGGTTTTCCCGTTTATAAACCTGTTTATTGTCGGCTGGGGAACGCCGGTGCTGTTGCTCAGTTCTGTTTGCGTCAGTTTAAAGTCGGTCATTAGTCGTTCTAAGTTGTTCATTGCTGCCTCGGATTAATCTGTGTTGTAGATTCGGTTTTTTTCAAAGCGTTGTGTCGCCATCTGAGACTGCCAGATCTTGAACTCCATTTCGCAAGCCATCAGATCAGCTTTAGCTGCGGCCAACTGCCCTTTAGCAATGCCCCGATCAAGCCGAGCCTGAACAACGGCAGGGTCTTCATCAGCGCACCTCTCTTGAGCAGCATTAGTCTTATGCCCTCGCATCTCGGCAATAACTTTTTGCTGGGCAACCATCATCTTTTCTTCGGCATCACTTTTGGCTATTGCCTGCTCCGCTAAGGATATTTGGTGTCCCGCTGCCCGCACGTTTTGCGCAAAGTTTTCTGTCTCTTGCATTCCTCTATTCCTCTATTTTGAGTAATCAATATATTGTTTTGCCTTCGATCCACGGCGCTCTTTAAACTGCATGGCATCAACGTCGAACTCAAAGCCGATCTTGCCCTCGTACTGACCATTCCGATTCTTCAGCACTTCAAGGTATGAGTCCCACTGGCGGGCGTACTTCTCGTCCACCTCCTCCATCAGGATCTCAGCCTGAGCGACAGCCTCCTGCTTTCGCTTGTTTTTAAAGATCGAGATAAAGCCGTCAGCCAGATCTGTGATCGAGCCGGAACCTTTGATGTCATATTTATTTGGCGCGGTCATTTCAGACTCACCTTTTCGAACGTGCGTCACTAAAAATATAGTCACAGGAAATGCCATCTTGAAATTGACGAGCTGCTCAATGAACTTTTGCTGACCCTCATAATCGTCCTGCCTGACCATATTTGTCAGAGAGTCGATCACGAATACGTTGATGCCGTAACGACGATATGCGTACTCAAAGCACTCCATCAGGTCTTTAGGTTTCGGTGTTAGCTTGTCAACAAATAACCACAGGTTGGGGGACAGCCAATCAAGTAATGCTTTCCGGTAAGGTTTGGGTGGGGAAACAACACCGCCAGCCTGCTTCATCATCCGGCCCAGAGTTGCGCGTGGCGGCATCTCCATTGATGCGATCAATACTTTCTGGCCCTGCTCCACCGCATTCAGGCAGAGCTGACCAAGCCAAAGGGATTTGCCGTGTCCGTTAATGCCCGCAACGCCCCAAAGCTCTTGAGGTCTAAATCTAATATCCTCTTCATCTAACTTGGCCCAGCCGGAGCCAAACCCTGAGGTATCTTCATCGGCACTAAAAAACTGATCCAGATCATCTTCAAATTCCATAACGGATCGCAGCGTGGTCGGGTCTTTCCAGACAGCTTCTTCGTAGGCCATAGCCAATATGGCACGGGCATCTGCATAGGACTGTTTACCGCCCTGCAACATCTCGTTGATGTCTTTATTGGGCAGGTTAATACGGACGCACCGATCACCCAGTCGAGAAATTATCTCTGCTGCTGCCAGCTCGCCCTGCTCATCCATATCAGTGGCGATTAGGATGCGCTCGAACCTAGCCAGATTATCGTATTCATTTTCAATCCACTTGGTCTGCTTGGCACCTTTTCCTCCACCGAACGGTACGCTCAGGGCGGGGTAACCCAGCTCACTACATGCAATGGCATCCCACTCGCCCTCAACAAGCCACACTTCTCTGGCGTCGGCAGGCATAACATTCCAGCCAAACAGAATCGGCTTGAGGTCTTTTTGTGTTGCTGGGTTGCCGTCATGATTCATCGGCTTGGTCTTGAGGAACACCATCTCACCTGTGACGTCATGATAAGGAAATACAACGTCCGATCCGCGATGGCTAATCGTCTCGTAGATCTTCCACTTAAAGCAGATCTCCCCTACATCCCTAAAGCCCCTTCCCTCCATGTATGTATGCAAGTTGGGAGACGTCTCAGCCTGCTCAGGAGGTTTAGGTTTTTGGTAGGTCTTTTTTTCCACCGCGCTAAATTTTTTTGAGGGCTTGCTGTCTCTTACGTTGCATCGCTTCTTGGCCCAGTCCATTGCCTCAACAAGGGTTAATCCTTGGCAATGCTGGATAAGGTCAAGCATGTCACCGCCTTCACCTGTAGCAAAGTCCATGTACTTACCGGACTGCTCACCGTGAAGGTAGACCGACATTGACCTACCCTTCTCACCTGATATTGACCCAACCTTGTAACAGCCTGATTCAATTTTTCCATCTGGATACAGCTCTGCACAGATTCCGGTTGCCTGCTCGGCAAGCGCCTGTACTAATTCTCGGATCTCCATTATTTGATCGCCCCTAAAATGTCATCGTTTCGTTTTTTGTTTTTGAATTGCTGGATAGCACCCCAGTCAGGATCGCCTATGCGCTGCCATGTACCTCGGGCAATGGCGTAAGACACCAGCTCGCTTATATCAAAGCCAGCCTTAACCATGATCTCGAAGTCTTTTGTTTGTCGGGTGATAGCAACCTGCGACGGTGCGCGATTGTTTTTCTGCTTATGCTCCCACCACAACAGCCAAGACTGTTTAGGAACCCCTGAAGGAAGTGAGCCGCTTAGTTGTTCTTTCCAATTTAGTTTTTCTTTACTATTGTTTTTCTTAGCTATAGTTGTTCTTTGGTCGCAAT